ACTACTGATACCTTAAATATCGCTGCTGGTAGTAACGTTACAATTACAACTAATGCTAGTAGTGATACTGTTACTATTTCTTCTACAGATACAAATACTACTTATAGCGTAGGAGATGGTGGACTTACACAAAACAACTTTACTGATGCTGACCACACTAAATTAGATGGTATAGAAGCAAGTGCTGATGTAACAGACGCAACTAATGTTGCTAGTGCTGGTGCAGTAATGGATGGTGATTTCACCTCCAATGGGTTTATGAAGCGTACTGGTGCTGGCAGTTATACAGTTGATACAAATACATATCTAACTGCTGTTCCTTCTGGTTATTTACAAAACGTAAGTGAAGACAGTTCTCCTCAACTTGGAGCTAATTTGGATGTACAAACTAATGAAATAACTACAAGCACGTCTAACGGTAATATTAAACTAAATCCTAGCGGTACTGGTGTTGTAGAAATTAAAGGTGATGGCAGTAGTACTGATGGAACGCTTCAGTTAAACTGCTCACAAAACAGTCATGGTGTAAAAATTAAATCACCACCTCATAGTGCTGGTGCTAGTTATACTCTTACTCTTCCAAATGATGACGGAGACGCAAACCAAGTATTAAAGACTGATGGATCTGGAAATCTTGACTGGGTAGATCAGTCTAGTGGTGGTGGTGGTGGATCGCCGGGCGGTTCAGATACTCAAGTTCAGTATAATAGCTCTGGTAGTTTTGCTGGTTCATCAAATCTGACTTTTGACGGAAATGATTTGACTGTAGGTAGACACATTTATGCTCACGATATTTTTATTGGAGATGTAAGCCCAGAATTAAGGTTTACTGATAGCGACAATAATCCTGATTATCAAATCAGGCTTAACTCAGGAGTATTAAAAATTACTGATATCACCAATAGTGTGGATAAACTGAAGTTTAATACTTCTGGTACGACTGCAATTGGCACATTAACCGCAACATCGTTTGTTGGTGATGGATCTGCGTTAACAAATCTTCCTAGTGGTAGTGTAACTTCTGATGCTCAGGGAAACACAGTAGCTGGAACTAATGCTGGAGATTCTTTCAGTGGGACAAGTGCTGTAGATAATACGTTATACGGCAAAGATGCTGGAACGGCAATCACAACAGGAGATTATAATGTTGCTGTTGGTGATGATGCTGGTGAAGCATTAACTACAGGATCTTACAACACAATAATAGGAGGTAATGCTGCGTCGCAGAACATGACCACTGGTAGTAGTAATACTACTGTTGGTTATAACTCTATGAGCAATGCTAGTGGTACAGAATGTTCAGCATTAGGTAGAGACGCCGGACAGGGTATGGGAGATGGTACTAAGCACGTTGCAATTGGTCGCTCTGCTTTTGCCAATACAAACCAAATAGGTGGTCAACAGAATAATATTGTTATCGGATATAATGCTGATGTAAGTGGTAGCACGGTTTCTAACGAAGTAACTATTGGTGACACTAACATCACAAAATTTAGAATACCGGGAATAAATGTAGTTCTTAAGGATAACGGAGGAACACCTACTAATGGTCATGTTCTTACTGTAGATTCAAATGGAGAAGCTGGTTTTGCAGCTGCATCTGGAGGAGGTGGTGGTGGGGTTTCATCTGACTCCAACAATAATACTGTAGGAGGAACTAACGCTGGTGATAGCATTACCACTGGAACACACAATACTTTTTTCGGTAAAGACGCTGGTACGGATATTACTGACGCTCAATTCAATACATTTATTGGAAGTAATGCAGGGTCAAATACAAACTCTGGAACTTATGCCAATGTTTTTATTGGGTATCAGGCTGGTGCTAATAATGGTAATGGTCACCATAATGTTTTTATAGGATTAGATGCTGGATTAAACAATGAAGCATGGGATAATGTTTTTATAGGAAATTATAGTGGTGACGCTAATACTTCGGGAACTCAAAACGTATTTGTAGGTAAAAATGTTGGTACTGCAAATACTACGGGGTCGTATAATACGGTTTTAGGTCACGAGGCTGGTAAATCACTTACAACTTCTTCTTATGGAGTGTACATTGGATATCAAGCTGGAAAAACCTACAGTAGTGAAAACCAATTTGGAGCTTCTACTGTATGTATTGGTGCTGAAGCTGGTGAAACTGCTACAGGTGTTAAGAATACACTTATAGGTACTAAAGCTGGTCAAAATCTTGGGTCAGGAAGTAATTGTGTACTAATCGGAAACGAAACAGCCAAGCTTGGTTCTGCTAGTTATAATATTGCAGTAGGAACAGGTGTGTTTAACGGTCAAGCTTATACTGGAGGCTATAATGTTGGAATTGGATTTAATGCTGGAAATGGCCTTACATCTGGAGTTGACAATACTTTTCTAGGAACTAACGCTGGATCAAGTATTACAGAAGGAGATAACAACACTTGTATTGGACATGATGCCACCCTTAGCTCCGCTACTGTAAATAATGAAATCACTTTAGGTGATTCAAATATTGCCACTTTACGTTGTAATGTACAAACCATTAGCTCTTTATCAGACAGAAGGGATAAAACAGATATAAACACTCTTGACCTTGGTTTAGATTTTGTAAAATCATTAAATCCTGTTAAGTTCAAATGGGAAACCAGAGATGGTAATGGAAAAGACGGATCGTATGAAGCAGGGTTTATAGCACAGGACTTTCAACAACTACAAAAGGATAATGATGCTGATTATTTAAAACTTGTAATGGATGAAAACCCTGACCGTTTAGAAGCTTCTTACGGTAAACTTATACCAGTTCTTGTTAAAGCAATACAAGAGCTTACAACAGAAATTGAAACACTTAAATTAAATGGCTGAACGTACTACTGAAGAAATTGCAACTATCTTTACTAATGCTGGAGATAGCGTAACTGTAATCAATAACCTTGCTGCTTTGTCCTCTCTTACGGATGAACAAAAAGAAGAAATAGAAAGAAATGTACAACACCTTGAAATTATCAAGGCTTACAAAAAAGAAGATGGTACAACATCTATCTGGACAACTGAAGACTTTACGGCACAAGATGCAGCCGTAGTCTTAGGCAAAACTAAGTATTAATGGAGATACTATTACCTTTACCTAATGTAATAGAAACCCCTTCAATACCTCTCCCTACAGCAGATGTTCCATCCTACATACCGCTGGTTGTACCTCCGAGCGATCTTCGCGAACCAGAGGGGACAAAACCAGCAAAAACCGAAGAGGTGCAACCTCAAACAAGAAAGTTAGATATACCTGTTATAGATATACAGATGCCACTACCGTCTGGAGAAGTTATGGTCACAGCTGTAACTACGGCGGTAGCAGCTGTGGCTACAACCACCCTTGCCCAGCCCTTCTTCGATATAATTAAAAAGCGAGTACAGAAGTTCTTACAAGGCAAGATAGACAAATGGAAGAAAAAAAGAAAGGTATCCTTACAAAAATAAAAGAAGGTATAGATGACCATGATGAACAGATGGCTATACTAGCTGCGATTGTGCGGCTAACTGTAGTCATCTGGTCTGGATTTATTATTACACTAAACTATGTAGAAATACCGATGGTAAAAAAGTCAGGTAACTCTGATATCACTTTCGTAGCCAGCGTCTTTACGGGAGCGTTGGCAACATTTGGTTTGACTACAGGCAAGTCTAACGGTAATAAACCTCCTACATGCCCTATGGCAAAGAAACAAGATACACCAAAAGTATGAACAAATGGATTCTACTCTTAGCCCTGTTGTCACCCGCAGCTGCAAGAGCAAACACTGTTACGCCTCAATTTACACAGGGGTCAATGAACAGCACGACAACAACTACCCAAACAGTCAAAGAAGTCAAGAAAACACAAGTCTATGGGTCTGCTGTAAAAAGCTGGTCTGGAAACAATGTAGAGGCTTCTGGAAATATTACAGCGACAGATACAACGTTTACCATAAAAGATGTAACCAAACCTTGGACAATGGAAACAGTAACAAGAGCCGCTGGTTTAGTAGAAGTAACAGACACCACAACAGATTGGACTATAAATACTACTACTACATCCTTATCGGTCTTCTCACAGTAAGCCCTGTCTTAGCAGAGGAGCGTGATGTAAATAATACATCTAACCCCGTAGCCGCTGCTACAGGTAACGTGACTAACCAAGCTGTGCAGTTCCAAAATAATGGAGCTATGTCTAGGCAAAACTATGGTGGTGGTATCTCATGTAATGGGTCAACTATGACGTTTTCACCTTTTTACATGGGTAACCACGCCAAGCCTTGGGCAGAGAAAGAAGATATGCCGGGGTTACATCCGTCAAGCTATCAACTAAACGAAAACTGGGGGTTTCAAATAAACTTTATGGTTCCGTTAGATAAAAGAGGTCTAGAGCAGTGTCGACAGATAGCTAAACGACAAGAAGAAAAGATGCGACTAGACTACGAGCTTGTACGTGCATTAAAATGTGCAGAGCTACAACAGAAAGGGTTTACTATACGCCCTAACACAAGAGTATATTACATGTGTCAAGATATAGTACCAATACAAACATTACTACCTAAAGAAGATGCTAGCAATTCTAAAACCAATCGTTTTAGCTTTTTTAAAAAGTGACAAGTTTAAAGGCTTCGTCGTAGACTTACTAGAAAAGCTTGTCGAACAAACAGATAACGACTTAGACGATAAAGCACTAGCTATAGTTAAAAAAGGACTAGGAATCGAATGACAAATCCAAGGGTAATACCTAAGAAGGCTACCGAGGACAGTTTTAACGAGCTACACTACCTTGTAACAGAGGATTTTCTACGCAGAATACGTAGTGGTGAAGCTACCACACAAGATTTAAAAGCAGCCGCTGACTGGCTAAAGACTAATGATATAACGGGTGTTGCCTACGAAGGTAGCCCACTTGATAAGTTAAACAAAATCATCCCAACTGTTGATCCATCGCTAGTCAAAAGGAAAGTCTATGGCAAAAACTTCTAGTTATTACAAGAAAAACCCTAAAGCTGCGGCTAAACGTCGTA